CCTAGGGTGGGGCTCCTTGTCTCAGGGCTTTCTAAATAAAGCCTTGATTAGTAGGAACAGGCACACGGTGCCTGTAATGACGGCTATCCACATGCCGTCTAGCGTGAAGCTTATGCTCATCGCTTGTCTTGCACGACCTGAGTCGCGCCTTTAGTGGATTGCTTCTTCTCGAGGTTCGCGGCGAAGATGCCGCCTGCAGCTTGAGCTTTCGCGTCAGCAATGGACTGACCGAGTTCTGCTAGCAGATCGAGAGCGGTCGAACCGCTGTCCGTAGCTTCCCAGTATCCGAGTTGATCGGACTGGAACGCGTACAGCTCGGAGTCGACCGTCTTGCATTCATCGGGCGTACCTTGGGTGCGCGGATCGATGACGACGTAGCGGGCGGCTCGACCAGCTTTTCGCTCTTCTTCGAAAATCTGGGTGGCCACTTCCCAGATCTTCTTTCCGTTGCGGAGGTGATCTTCGGTGTAGTACCAGATCTTCACTCCGTAGGAGGTTTTGCCCGTGGCCGCGTTCTGCTGACCAGCCTGTACTTGGTACAGGATGGCGCAGTCGGGGACCACGAGGGGAACTTGGTTATCACCAAGTTCCAGGGTGATGTTGTGCGACATTAGTTCTTCGCTTTCTGAGTGGGAACGCTGACGTTATACTCGATGTTGTGCAGTGCCTTGATTCGCTTCTCGAGATCGAAGGGAACCTTCTCGTTGCCGGTGACTCGCTTGTAGACCGCCGCATTGTGCGACATCGTGATAGCGAGCTTCGAGCGCATCGCGTCGTATTTGCCGAGACCGAGCTTGCCGATGATGAAATCAACGGCGGTGCTGACGGGCTGGCTAAACCAGGCGATCGACGGAATGAAGAAGCGGGATAGAGCGGGCCGGAACGTCACGTTACCAAGCTTATTGGTAAGGAACGTCACGTCCACATTCTCCATCTTCTTCAACGTCTTTCCGCCTTCGAAGTAGAAGATATCTTCGTAGATGCGGTTACGCAGGTGAGGCGCGTCGTCGAATGACGTCTTGGCGTCAGCAACGATGCGTCGATCGGCCATCGAGTCGTCCGTCAGATCCACGAACTTGAAGTCCTGGATATTGAGGAAGTCGACAGCAGATTCACCAGCTTGAGTGTTAGTCAGAGCTAGGTCGAGTAGCATCGTATTGACTGTGGCGCCAGCGCTGGTGTGAACCATGACCTGCTTAGTGGGCGAATACCACGAGAACTTCAGATCGGGCTGTCCCTGCGCGTCGGAATCGTTG